CCATGCGCTTGCGCTGTCCCCAGGTAACATTCTCAGAAATGGAACGGCTCTCTTCCTGGGCAAGACTCGACATGATAGTGATGAGCAACTCGCCCTTGGAATCCAGCGTCCATATGTTTTCCTTCTCAAAATAAATCTCGATGCCCTCGTCTTTAAGTTTTCGCACCGTGGTAAGGCTGTCCACCGTGTTCCTTGCGAAACGGCTCACGCTCTTGGTGATGATGAGATCGATTTTCCCGGCAAGGGCATCGGCGATCATCGTCTTAAAGCCCTCGCGCTTTTTGGTGGTCGTTGCGGAGATTCCTTCGTCCGTGTATATGGCAACGAACTCCCAATCGTCCCGGCTCTTGATGTAGTTGGTGTAGTAATCGACCTGCGCCTCGTAGCTCGTGCTCTGGTCTTCGTGGTCGGTCGAAACGCGGGCATATCCGGCAACGCGGCGTTTCTTCGTGCTGTTGATCGGCGCGGATGTATATCGGCTGATGGTAGCCGGTATCGCCGTTACTTTTCTTTGCGCCATGCTTTCCCACGCTCCTTCCGTAATTGCTTCATGTGTTCGCTCATCTGCCGCCGCCTTTCAGGCGTATACGCTCCCTTGATGGATTCCTTGAATTTGGTTCTCTGCTCATCCGTCCACGGCCTGCCTACCCGTTTCGGCTGCACCCATGTGCGTCCGACCGTACCGCCGTCCTTGAAATGGAAAACCATCTCCGATGCGGAAAGCACATCGATATGGTCTATCCGCTTTTCAAACTCGGCATCGTCAAATTTGGGAATGCCGAGCGTCTCCGCTATAAAGGGCTTCAGCACATCCTCCCGCAAGCCGACCGTACCGCAGCCGTTCCGCTCCGCGCACCGCCAGTAGAACGCCTTACCGCTTTCCGAGGTGGCTGACGGCTGTGAAGCCCTGCGGAAATTGCATCCGCAGACGGCGCACTTGATTTTCCCCGTCATGACGGAAGAGCCTTTGCAGTTCGGTTTCTTCTTGCGTTTCTCGGAGGTTTTCGCTCTGTACTCAGCCGTCCAGCAATCCTGGTGTCCCGTGTTCGGGCAGTCCTTCGTAACGACCGTGCCGTCCTTCAGATGGAACTCAAGCACATACCGCTCCGGCACGTTGATGAAGTCCACCTTGTCAAGAAATACATCATCATCGAATTCATCCAGTCCGAGAACCTCGGCACACGCCTTTTTCAGATTCTCGTGGTTGATGCTGCCGCCGACCGGACACCTGCCGCCTTTTTTCTTCCTCGAACCGCAAGCCCAATACTCCATGAACCCTCTGTCCGTCCGCTTGTTGTGCGCGTAGCTTATACCGCAATGCGGACACTTCAGCATTCCCGAAAAGCAGGTGAGGTTCAGGCTCTTGTTCGCCCTCGGCCCCAGTTCCTTGCGCCGCGCGATTTCTTCCTGTACATAGTCGAAGGTCGCTTTGTCGATGATCGCGGGATGCGTATCCTCCACATAATACTGCGGAAGCTGCCCCCTGTTCTTTTTCCGCTGTTTTGAAATGGGATCGGATATGAACTCCTTCTGCAGGAGAAGGTTGCCCGTGTAGGTCACGTTCGTGAGAACCACCTTGATGTTGGAATCCACCCAGCGGCATCCGTCCCTCGTGGTTATGCCCTCGGCGGCGAACTCCCGCTCCGTTTCCAGTCTCGACTTGCCGTCCAGGAAGTTCTGGAAAATCCTTCTCACGACCGCCGCTTCCTCCGGCACGATAACCAGTTCATCGCCCTCCCAGCGGTAGCCGTACACCCGGAAGTGTCCGTTCGGTATTCCTTTCTCGAACCGCTTTCTGATACCCCATTTACAGTTCTCCGAAAGGCTGCGGCTTTCTTCCTGTGCGAAGGACGCGAGGATGGTCAGCATCAACTCGCCGTCACCGCTCATGGAATTGATGTGTTCCTTCTCGAACCGCACCTCCACGCCGATGTCTTTCAAGTGCCGCACCGTTTCCAGCAAGTCCACCGTGTTCCTTGCGAACCGTTGGATCGACTTTGTGAGGATGATGTCGATCTCGCCGTTGTCGGCGGCTTCGATCATGCGCTTGAACTCATCACGCTTGGCTATCCCCGTACCGCTTATTCCATCGTCCGCGAACACGCCTGCGTACTGCCAGTCAGGATTCTTCTGTATCAGGGAACTGTAGTAGCTGATCTGTGCGGAGAGGGAATGGTTCATGCGTTCCGATTCCATTGAAATGCGGGCATAGGCAGCGACCTTCTTCTTTGTTTTTATGGTCGGCACTGTCTGATCGACCCTTGTAATTTTTGCCATGAAATCACTCCTTTCCGACACTATACATCACTCTTTACGCCTCAGAAGTCAACGATATATCAGAAAATAATGTGCCGAAAACAGGCTTGTATTTCTCAAGAAAGATTGTATCAATCTGACGATACTCTACCTCCGAAATAATACCCTCAATGAGCATCTTCCTGGCAAGGTGCATGGTGGTCTGATAGAGCTTTTCGTTTCTTAATTCCTCCTTACTCATTGCAGTCACCGCCCTTGAACCTGTCGGCAATGTAGCATTCATGACTGCAATACTTCCTGCGCTTATCGCCGTAGATATGGAATTCCTTACCGCAGTGCGGACATCTAAAATCATAGACCGCCTTACGCTTTACCTGGTCGAGATGGCTGTTCCACCACTCATTACGGCACTTGTCGCAGCAGAAGCGTTTTTTCTTCCGCTTGACAATCTGCTGAATCTCGCGTCCGCAGTTCTCGCAGGCGGTCGTTTCGCCCGTGAGCGTCACGGAAGTCTCCACAGCCGTATCCGCGTTTATTTCGTTCCTGCGGCAGAATGACTTCACCGTGTTCAGAGATATGCCAAGCGTCCGGGCAATGCTGCCGTAGCCGTTCCCGGCGGCGCGCAGGTTTATGATTTGTGCTTTCTGATTGTCGGTCATAATCCTTCGGCTCCTTCCGAGGGATAGGTCTTGTTGTATCTCCCTCACTCACTACCGAAAAATTCAACCCCCATCGTTTCGGCACAAAAAAAGCGGCCTGCAGGCTCTCCGAAGAGATACCAACAGGCCGTCCTGTCAAATCAAATCCCCACGCCATAAGGCTTTTGACACATCTGACACGAGAAATGCCATTACAACATAAATCCGTGAACCGAAAAACGGTAATAAGGAATATGTGTGTAATATAAAAAGAGATAGGATTTACGTGTCAGACGTGTCAAGCGTTACCCATTAACGCGGGTACAAAAGTCGAGCGAAATCCATCCCACGCCGCTTTTCAGCCGTCCCCAGCCTGCGGTCGAGCCTTTGCCGGACTTCACCTCCACGATGGTGTAGATGCCGACGGGAATGAACTGTGTCCTGTCGTAATCCGTCCCCGGTCCTTTGCGGATGTTAAGGTCGGAGATGCTGACCTTCGCAAGGAAGGGAACATCAGCCGATGCCGCCGGAGCAGTTGTTTTCGGTGTGTAGATGTTTACACCGTCCACATCGAAAACACTATATCCCGGATTGGCGTCCGCGCACTTCTTGGCGTTTTCCAGAATCTTGAACGCGCCTTTCTGCGACTTGGAATCCGCCCATGTCTTACGGACGCGGTACCACGCGATTGGCGTTTCGGATTCCTTCACATCGTACTGCGTGAGGTTCCACCGCTCGATGATGGAGCAGAGGTTCTCCACATAGGTAAGGCTCGTGGCATAGCCGCCGTCCTTGATGATCTGCACGGCTTTCTTGTAGTCCGTGCAGCCCTTCAGTCCCTCATAGCGTAGCTTGCTGCCGTTCTTCGCGCCGAGCAGATAAGCGGAATGGTCTGCGATGGAATCCTCCACGCACGGATACCTTCGGAAGTCCGCCGTGATCGTCTCGTAGCTGCCGTCCGTATGCTGCTCCTTCGTCTGCTTGGTGTACTTGCTCTTTCCGTCCCAGGTCGAACCGCTCCAGGTGTTGCCGGAGAGGGAGCATTTCATGCCGAACAAGTTATTTGCGTTCTGCGCCAGTTCGGATTTGCCGTAGCCGGATTCGAGGATGAACTGCGCCATCGAAACCGATGCAAGGATGCCCGTTTTCTTCTGATCGGCGGTAAACAATGTCCCCACACTCTTTACAACATCAGCCTCGGAAAGCCCGGAAAAGGCAGAAGCCTGTGTTCCCTGTGTAGTTGTGGGACCATCGGAACCATCGGTACCACTACCGAGAGCCGCCGTGACCTTCTCGGCAAGATCGCCCATCCTGGCAAACATCCAGTTGCCGGGACAGCTTTTGTTTGCGAACCACCGATGGACGGTCAGGATCATCTCGCCGGATTTCGGCTCATAGTTAAGCGTCTTGTCCTTATCGCCGAACCACAGCAGCTTGTTCTTGCCATTACGCTGGCAGATGTCCACGCACAGCTTGATAAGCGTCTGATAAACGATGTCGCGGAACGCATACGGCTCCGTGGTGTCGGACGCGCACTCGATGGTGATCGCTCTTTGGTCATTCGCGCTTGAGGAAGAACACCAGGAGCGGTTCTTCTCCTCAACATACATCCCGATGCGGCCGTCCTTATCAATACCGTAATTGCTGGACGCTTTCGTGGAGGTTTTTTCAAACCACTCGCCAAGTCCCTCCGCCGTACACTGACCCACGACACAGTGGGGAGTGATGCGGTCAATGGAATGCGTCCGCTGCCCGGAATGATTCGGGCTGAGTCTTGTATAAGCCACCATAGGGCTGTTCGTGTAAGCCATTACTCGTCACCGTCCTTTCCATCGGTTTCGCGGTCGTGGAGCTGCTCCAGCACCGCCTTCAGCTTTTCGGGGATGGGCAGACCCAGGTGCGCGGCGTTCTCCGTAAGGCTCACGCCCTCATTGGAGATGTAAAAGAAAATGACCGCCGTGCGCAGGACGCTGCCCGTGCCGATGACCTGCACATCGAGGATGTTGGCGATCCCCACGAGCAGGAAAATAAGCACCTTGCGGCAGATGCCCTTGAAGCCCACCTCGCTTGAGAGCTTCTTGTCTGCAACGGCGCACATGATGCCCGTGATGTAGTCGATCGCCACGAAAGCCACGAGAGCGATGAGCAGACCGTCACAGCCGCCGAGGAAGTAGCCGAGCCATCCTCCGATTGCCGCGAAGATCACCTGAATCGTGTTCCAGAACTCTTTCATAAGATTTGTCCTCCTTTGCGTTTTTGGTATGAAAAAAGCGACTGCCCGTAAGCAATCGCCGTTTTCCGAAAGATAGTGTGTCGTATTGTGTTATATTGTCATACCTGTTTCGGCAGCCACTCCCACAGCCGCAAATCCTCCTGACCAAGGGACCACATACACATCCCCCGGAGCTTCCACCGATAAGCCGCCTCGTTCGCCCAATAGACGAGGGAGTCCACGTCCTGGTAATAGAGGATGGAGAATCCGTCCGCATCGCCGAGGAACAGCCGCGATATCCAGATGTTGATGTCCACGGGTATGACCGATGCCTGGTAGTCGTTGCCGCAGGAAAGCGAGAGCATATCGTCCGAATGGAAGAAGTCGTAGTCCATCGAAATGTCCTCGCTCCTCGTGGATGATTCCTCCACGTCAGCCGTCAGCGTGAACACCTGGAACTCGCTGTCCCATGTGCAGTTGCTCCTGCTGATACGCCCGTAGGATTTCTGCGTCCCGTCCGGCATGACCACATCGAACCGCTCATACGGCTCGTATGTCCAGGCGTCCCCCAGGCGCATCAGTTCGCAGACCGTCCGGTTGTCGGAGCGGTACCCCGCGTAGCCGCCGGAGAAGCCGCTGACCGTTGCCGTGAACCGCAGCGTATAGGAAGAGCCGGAATAGACGCGCACCCTGTTCCCGCGGATACGCATCTCAACGGTGTACATATTCGGATCGTCACGAAGGTCGGCGTTCGGTGTCCGCAGTATCTCCTGATCGTAGCTGCCGAGGAGCGTGGAGCCGTTATACAGTTCCACCGCTTGACTGTCGTAATTTAGACAGCAGAACAGGTTACCGCAGAACACGCCCGCCCGTCCGCTGCCGTTTGCCGGAAACGCCAGCCTTGCTCGGAGGTGGATGTCCGAGAAGCCGTCATAC